GACCGAGGGGGCGAAGTGACCGGCTTCCTCTACGAGGGCGGCAGGAACTGGGACACCGAGGTCTCCAAGCTCCGCAAGATGGGCGCGGCCCTGCCCAACTCGCCGACCCAGGCCCGGGCCGAGGCGATGAACATGCAGGCCTCGGTGAACAACCGCAGCCTGACCGCGTCGATGAACCGGTCCAAGCTCGGCAACTACCGGGGACGTCAGTTCACCGCCTTCCAGGGCAGCAACATGCAGATCGCGCTGCCGAAGGTCCGTACCCCGCTCGGCTCGCTGGCCGACAAGGGCATCCCCTACAACGTCGAGGACGAGGAGGAGCTGAAGGACATCCGCCGGTGGTGCCGCCTCTTCTACGCCACCCACGACCTGGTCCCGTTGCTGATCGACATCTACAGCAAGTTCCCCGTCGTCGGCCTGGAGTTCGACAGCAAAGACCCGCTGATCAAGAAGTTCTACGAGGAAATGTTCCTTGGTGAACTAAATTACATGGAGTTCCTGCCCGATCAGCTCGGTCGGGAGTACTTCACCTGCGGCGAGGTCACCTCGCTGGCACACTTCAACGAGTCCCTCGGCACCTGGTCCAGCGAAGAAATCCTCAACCCCGACATGTTGCGGGTGTCCCGGTCGCTGTTCGTCCAGCGGGACCGGGTCCAGCTCCTGGTCAAGGACCTGGTCGACACCCTACGTCAGGGGCCGGACGGGGCCGGACTGTCCAGCAGCGACGAGACCCCCTCGGAGCGGCTGCAGCGCAACCGCGAGTACCAAGACCTGGTCAAGTACTACCCGGAGATCATCGAGGCCGCCGCCCAGAACGACGGGCTGGACATCTCCGACGCGCTGATCTCCCGGATCGTCAACCGGCCCTCCCCGTGGGCCAAGCGCGGTGCCCCGCACCTGCTGCGGTCCTTCCGCACCCTGATGACCGAAGAGAGCCTGATGGCCGCCCAAGACGCGGTCGCCGACCGGCTCTACAGCCCGCTGGTGCTGGCCACCCTCGGCATCGAGGACATGGGCGACGGCGAGCCGTGGATTCCCGACCAGTCCGAGCTGGACGACGCCCGCGACGACCTGCAGGCCGCGCTGGCCGCCGACTTCCGGCTCATGGTGCACAACTTCGGCCTCAAGGTCGAAAACGTCTTCGGGCGTGAGTCGGTGCCCAACCTGGACTCCGACTTCGACCGGGTGCAGGCCAAGCTGCTGCAAGCCTGGGGGATCGGGGCCGCGCTGATCTCCGGTGGCGACGGCGGGGCCTACGCCTCGTCGGCCCTGAACCGCGAGTTCGTCACCCAGATGATGGTCGGGTTCCAGAACGCGCTGCGCCGCCACATCATCAAGCGCGCCGAGGTCATCGCCGAAGCCCAAGGCCACTACGACTACGATTTGAAAGGCGGGGTGAGGGTCCCGATCTACCGCGAGATCGTCGAGACCGATCCCGAGACCGGCGAGGAGTACATCCGCAAGGTCCCCAAGCTGCTGATCCCGGACATCAAGTTCTCCTGCGTGGTGCCCGGCACCCAGGTGCTCACCCCGACCGGTCAGCGCAACGTCGAGGACATCCGGCCCGGCGACGAGGTGATCGCCTGGGACGGCACCGGCTACGTCATCGACACCGCCCTGCACACCGGCGTGGAACGTCGCGGCCTGCTGGTCGAGGTCACCACCGCCACCGGTCGCACGGTGCGCTGCACCGCCGACCACCCGTTCTGGACAGAGCAGGGTTGGGTGCAGGCCGTGAACCTCACCACCGACAGCCTGATCCGCACGTCGGCGGGGCAGTTGTCCGCGCACGTCGAGTCCGACGACGACCTCGACCTGCTTCGGTTCCTGGGCCTGCTGGTCGGCGACGGGAACTACTCGACCACCCATGTGTCGCTGTCGGTGAGCGACCCGGAGATTGACCGGTTCGTCTGCGAGCAGGCCGAGCGGATGGGCTTGACTGCCCGCCGCAAAACTGATGCCCGCACCGACAAGGTGTGGTACCGCACTTTCGTCCGACCCGCACCGTGGAAGGGCAACGCGCTGCGGAATCCGCTGCACACGCTGCTGCGCGAGCAGGGCATGTGGGGCAGCACCGGCCACACCAAGCGCGTGCCGCCGATGGTCTGGGCGGCGGGAGCCAAGGGCCGTGCGGCGTTCCTTTCCGGCTACTTCGACGCGGACGGCTACGCCTGCCGCAGGTCTGGCCTCAAGCTCACTTCGGTGAACCGCAAGTTGCTGGACGACTGCCAGGTGCTGTTTGAGTCGCTGGGCATCCGCGCCCAGGTGCGCTCTTACGGCTACCGCTACGACGGGCAGAAGAACCCCGGCATCCAGTCGGTGAACCACCTGACGGTGAGCAACAACCACTACTTCCAGATGCTGCGGGACACCCTGTCGCCGATGGTCGGCACCAAGACCGCCGCCCTGGACGACATGGCTCGACCGTCCACGCAGGGCCGGAAGGCTCCCCGCCCGGTGGAGTGGGATCAGGTCACGTTGGTGACCCCGCTGGCCGAGGGCGGCGACATCGTCACCCTGGGCATCACCAACACCCACACGCACGTCACGGCGGGACTGGTGTCGCACAACACCCTGAACCTGCGCGACGAGGCCCAGGAACGGGCGTTCATCTCCCAGCTCAAGGCGATGGGTGTGCCGGTCTCCGACAAGACCCTGGCCGTCAACATCGACATGGAGTTCGATCAGGAATTGGAGCGTCAGGCCGAGGAGAGCGTGGCCAAGCTGATGGCCACCGCCCAGGCGATGAAGAAGGTCCAGGACCTCTGCGACGCCCAGAACCTGCCCTACCCGCCCGAGCTGGCCCAGCACCTCATGTCGACGCTGCAGCTCCGCCAGGGCAAGACCCAGACCGAGCTGGGCGAGGCCCAGGCGGTGGCGGGCGAGGCTCAGGCCGAGCTGCAGGCCGAGCAGATCGAGATGCAGAAGACCATGCTGGAGCAGCAGATGATGGGCGGAATGGCCGCCCAAATGGGCGGTGCCGCCCCGGGCGGACCGCAGGGCGACCCGCCGCTGCCGCCCGGTGCCGAGGACGAGGAGGGTGCCCCGCAGGGCGCGGGACCCGGCGGGGAAACGGTCGAGGGTCCGGCCCAGGGTCCCAACGTCACCCCGCCGACCGCTGATGGCCCGGCGTCCGCCGGTCCGGGCAACCCGTCGGCGGGCTATTACGCCACCGCCGGGATTAACAACATCAACGGCCCGCACGGCACCCCGCCCGCCGGGACCCCGCCCAACGCCGGGTTCGGCCCGGAGCTGCCGCCCGGCGTCCCGGAGCCGAGTGAGATTCCCCGCAACCGGCAGCGTCCGGCGGAGTCGGACACCATGCGCGGCAACACCCCCAAGCAGGTCGGAGCCAACCGTATCCAGTCCGGCCCGTCGTCGTGGGGCCGTAGCCGCCAGGTCAGCGAGGACCAGGTGGTTGACCAGGTCAAGCGATTGGAGGTCGTGGCGAACTGGGACTTCTCGGTGGCCCGGCACCCAAAGGTCGCCGACCTGGTGATGGACCCCAAGTTCTACCGCGCCCTAAACGCCCAGACCTACAAGGGCCAGTTGCAGGCCGACTGGCCTGAGATTCTCGCCGCCCACCCGGACCGCCCGTCGAGCAAGGCGGCGGCGGACTCGCACCGTATCCTCGAAGACCTGCTGGCGCAGTTCTACGAGGTTTTCGGCGTCGAGCCGGAATGGTGACACCCGACCAAAACTTCTGGTTTAAAGTACTTGAGTTCTGACCGGGGTGTCATTTAAAATGTGATCGGGGCGACCAATTCGGTTGCCCCGCAAGGCACTTCCACCCACGGTCGAAAATTGTCAGAGTGGCGTCCTACGCTGACGTCGCGGCTGACCCTCCAAACCGGCCCGCCAGGCATCTGAACAGATGTCGGGTCGGTGTCCGCCGTCCCTTTCGATCAACTCCAAGGAGACTGCCTTGCCCGACGACTACGCCGAGGACACCGTGCCCACCGTCAAGAACATCAGCTATCACACCATTCAGACCGACCATGTCGACGAGGCCGCCAGCCTGGCGATGTACCTCAACGAGCACGGGGTCTGCGCCCAGCAGACCGGCGACACCGTGGAGCTGCCGGTCCCGGACGTGGAGACCTTCACCAAGGTCGAGATGCTCAAGACCACCTGGCTGCTGTTCTGGGAGACCTCCGATTCCGGCCTGTTCGGCCTGCCTCTCTATATCAAGGACTAATCCCCTGTAGATCGACGCCTGTCCGCCTCGAAGTGGTAGAAGCCCTTCAAGGAGGACATAACAATGGCGACGGTTCACACCGAGTACGGTCCTGGCCGGATCATCGACCAGGAGACCGTGCGGGGTCGCACCCGCGTGAAGGTAGCGGGTGAGGGCTTCGAAGTCTGGCTCGACGCGGCGAAGGTCGGGGCCTACGAGTCCCCCGCCGACTACATGGACCAGCCGCACTGGGACGGCCACCGCGACACCGACCCGGTGCCGTCGTCGGTCCCGCTGCCGCCCGAGGCCTACGAGTCCGAGCCGTCCTACGGCGACCGCCACACCCTGCGCCGCCACCCGGACTACCTGTCCGAGGATGACCCCGACGCCCGCTACGCCGGACGCCGGACCGCCGGTGATCTCCCCGACGAGTTCGCCGACCTGGAGGGCTACGAAGACAACCCCTACGCCGAAGACGACCACGACTACCACGGCGAGGCGCGCGGCTACGGTTTGGGCGAGCACCTCGACCGGTTCGCCCCCGGCGCGCGCGGTAGCTACGACGACGACCCCGACGCCCGGTACGCCCGCCGCCGCCAGGCCGGTCCCGAGGACGATTACGCCGCCGAGGAGATGCGCGGCCTGACCCGGGGCGACTACGAGGGCTACGACGACGCCGACGACCCGGGCCGCGAGTACGGCGACCTGACCCACGACCCGGGGCTGCGCTTCGACGACGACCCCGATTCCCGCTACGCCCGCAGGCAGGTGAACCCGGGAAAAGGTGAGGCCCACCTGGCGTGGGCACCGATGGATAAGGACAATTCCACCGAGCTGCCCTACAACCCCTCTCCGCAGCATCACGCGATCGGCACCCCCGGTGACGAGAACTCGTCGACCATCCAGCCGATCCATCACATCGACGCCGACGAGCGGCTGACCCCCGCCGACTCGATCAGCTTCGAAGAGGGCAGCGAGGACACCCCCGGTCCGAGCCGGGACCTCTTCGCCAGCACCCGCCACGAAGCCATCAACCCTGTCCCGCTGCTGATGATGGGTCTTCCGGCGATGAACAAGGCCGAGGACCTGATCGGCGACTACGCCGCCGGGAGCTGGCAGGGCGAGCAGGTCGCCAACGGCATCAACAGCATCGACCGGGCGATCAACAAGGGCCTGGACTTCTTCACCCCCGGCGCGGGATGGGGCGATCTGCGGAAGGACGCCAGCTACCGGCCTGCCGGTTTGGGTGACCGCTACATCGACCTGACCGCCTCGGTGGACTACTGGAACGACCCGGTCGCCCAGTTCCGCCACGACCCCGATGACTACATCAACCGGGTCGGCCACCTGATGGACGAGGGGCTGAATCCGCGCTTCGCCGAGTACATGGACCTTGTCGAGGCCGACTCCGGTGTCCGCACCGCCGCCTGGAAAGACGTCCGCAAGAAAGCGATGCGCCTCAAGCGGGAGGGTCACGTCACCGTCAAGGACCTGGCCCCCAACCGGATCATGGCCAGCGTCAAGGGCGACCACGGCACCTACGATGTCCTGATCCTCAAGGGCGGCAGCTTCGGCGGCCTGGCCGAG